ATTATAAGGGTGTATCGTCGTGGTTGGGTGAAAAATATATGGAATTACCACATTCATCTATCGAAAAACAAAACTTACAGATTTCACCTGAAGACTTTATAGTCATACCTGAAATTTACGGATATGTTATGGAACAAATTTCGAAATTAAGTTGCGGAAAAATTGTTTTATGTCAAGCATATGATAATGTTTTGGAGACATTACAACCAGGTGTTTCTTGGGCTCAATACGGTTTTGTTAAATGTATAACAACAAATGAAGAGCAGAAAAAATATATTTCTGAAATGATGAAAAACACTTCATTTGATATAATAAAACCATATCTTCCTGAAGATTTTAAACCAAAAGAGTTTCCTTCAAAACCCATCGTATCTATACACACCAGAGAACAAAGGGATACGATGAAAATCATAAAATCTTTTTATCTGAAATATCCTCAATATAGATGGATTACTTTTAGAGATATGAGAGGCATTACTCAAAAGGAATTTGCGACATACTTGCAAGATTCATTTGTATCCATTTGGGTCGATGATGTTTCAGGTTTTGGAACGTTCCCATTAGAGTCAATGGCATCAAAAACACCTGTAATTGGTAAAGTACCAAACATGAAACCTGAATGGATGAGTGATAATAATGGTGTTTGGACTTATGAAATGAATAACATTCACGATATCCTTGCTGAGTTTATTCAAAATTGGTTGGAGGATAATATAAACACAGAATTATATACCTCAGGATTAAACACATCCGCACAATATATGAATTATGAAAACTTTAAAAATGAAGTAATTTCATTATTCGACTCTTATATTGAAAAAAGAAAAGAAACATTTGAGTCACAAATAGAAAAAATAAAAGTAACTGAAGAAAACTAAGAAAAATGAAAAAAATAGATATTTCAGTGGTTCTACCTATAGAATCATCAAAACATAAGAACTTTATAACATTATTTCATTCTTGTGTTACATCAATACATAATCAAATTAAATCTTGTCCAGTAAACGGAGATTTGGTTGGTGATATTGAATTAGTCATCGTACATTCAGGTGAGGATGGATTGATTGAGCACATTAATAATTATGATTTTAGTGGACTAACTACCAATATAATACAAAACGATGGTGATACTGACTTTAGCACACAAACAAATCTTGGTGTTGAAAATTGTAAATACAAATGGGTATCCATATTAGAATTCGATGATGAGTTTTCTAGTATATGGTTTAAAAACGTATCAAGATATGTTAATGCATACCCAAATATCAAAGGATTTTTACCGATAGTTGTGGATACTGATGATAAGGGAGTCTTTGCAGGTTTTACAAACGAAGCGTCATTTGCTGCAAATATGAACAGTGAAATAGGAATCCTAACCAACGAAGTATTGTTAAACTATCAAAATTTCCAATCAAGTGGAATGGTCTTTGATAAAACTATTTTTGAAGATTTTGGAGGATTTAAAAAATCGATGAAACTAACGTTCGTATATGAAATGTTTTTAAGAATGACCTATAACTCAGTTGAGTTTATGACCATTCCAAGGATTGGATACAAACACTCGAATATGAGAGAAGGTTCAATATTTTGGAACTATAAAAACGGTTCAGATATCTTAACACAAGATGAAGTTATTTTTTGGATTGATTCAGCAAAAAAAGAGTATTTCTTTAAGGAAGATAGAAATATAAAATACGAACCCATGCAAGTTTAATGTTTTTTAGTGGTTCAAATGTAAACAATACTAATAACCTAGAGAAGAAGAGGGGACGTAAGACCAAAACTCAAAATTACTTTGATGTAAAGGAAGAGTTTGGTGTTCGTCTCTTTTTATCTGCGGATACGTGGGAAGAGAAGAATGAAATATATAACGAATATTTGAGAGCTCCTTTGGATAAAATGATAGAATCTATTATTAGGAGATATAAGTTATATCGTAAAGATATGGATTTTAAGGATATTCACAGTGATACACATTCATTTTTAATGACAAAGGTTGATAAATTTAAACCCGCAAAAGGTAAAAAAGCGTATTCATATTTTGGAACCATATGTAAAAACTATTTAATGGGTCAAATTATTAAAGACCAAAAAGAACAAAACAGGAGAATTTCATATGAGGATATTACTACAAAATTAGAAAATCGGCCAGATATGATATATTATATGGAATATGAAAAAGTTAATTCAGAAGATTTAATAAAAAGTTTTGTTATTGAATTAAATGAATTTATTGAAACCAATGATTTAAATAGTAATGAATTAAAATTAGGTTATGCTCTTGCAGAGTTATTTGAAAATTATAATGAAATCTTTATTGGTACTGACAATAACAAATTCAATAAAAATATCGTATTATTATCTTTAAGAGAAATGACCAATTTAAGTACCAAAGAAATTAGAACGTCTATTAAAAAATTTAAAAATTTGTATTTCGAAATTACGGTAAAATTAAATAATCTATAAAAATGAATAAAAGAAATATTTATAGTTATGGGTAGACCAAAGAAAAAAGAAATATCATTAAATAAAGACTCAGTATTAAGTCTTATGCAAGAAATCTACAATGAACTTGTAGAACAAAGAGGTACCGCAATTAGAATACAGAATAAAATGTTAAATTTATTGAAGGATGCTGAAGATATGACAGTCATCGGTCCCGTTATTAAAGAACAACAAAAAATAATAAACGACACCATAGAGAAAAAATTAACATTATCTAAATTACAATCATCAATATGGGAAAAATCATCCAATAATGAAAGTGAAAGTTTCAACATATCTGAAATGGATGGTGATGTTTTGCAAGCACTCATAAATAAAGATTTAGACGATAATAAAAATGGTGGTTATAAAATGAATTAAAAATGGCCATAGATTTAAAACAGGGTTATGATGATGCATCGTCTAAAATTAATTCATTTAAAACAACAATAGCGACTCAAGATTCTGAGAAAATACTTAAAAAGTTATCTTCGGGTAATAATTTTGATTTATCTAAGAGTGAGGCGGTAAAACAATTAAATAGTCTTGGAGACACCAAACAAAGACTTCAAGATGAAGTAAAAAATCAATTTGAAGAGCTTATTGATTTATTTAAATCATCAATCCCTTCAAAACCAACAAATAAATCAAAAACTATTGACTTTTTATTAGAACAAGTATTAACCGCGTCTCAAAATACAAAAAGTAGAATATCTGAAATTGTTATTGAAGAAACTATGTCTGTTGCGGGTTGTTCTCAAGAACAGACATTTGAAGGTAATGACGATACTAATGGACCTAATAAGATTTATATTAGAGTAAATCAAATTGACTTATTTAAACTCTTAAATAAAGACCCTGAAGAAAATAATAATTCCGTCCTTTACGAGAAAAATACAACAAATAACGGTCAATTACCATACTCTATGGATAGAGAGTTATATAATCGTTTACAAAATGAAGGAGTCTCTTTCAGTGATGATTTTGGTACCGATTATATTGGGGCGTCAGGAAAACAAATTATGAATATTAAATATGTTACATCATATGTTAAAGATGGTGTGACATATTATGGTGATTTTTATGAAATAACTTTAAGAAATCGACCAAATCTAAATAAAATTTCAGATTTTTTAAGAGATTATTATAAATCAATCGATATGTTAGATTTTGACGGATTAATAGTCAAAATTATGAACTCACTAACTAACTTTATAGACATATCCGCAAAATTAAGTACATCGGATAAAGAAGAACAATCTAAATTTGAAAAGATTTTACAACGTATTTTAGGATTATGTTTTGATAACAATAAAGAAATTGATATATCAGGTACCGCTAAATTATCGGCTTTAGATACTATTGACGAATCTTTTTTTCAACTATCAAGTGTCGAACTTAGAAATATTGAAAATGAAGTTAATAATATGATATTAGGTGTTACTGAATTTGAAGATTGCGGTAATGTAAAATTACCCGTGAATGTCCAATCGATAATAGACGATATTAACACATTACGTGAAACTCCCGAAAATGAAAAGGTTGAGTCGTTCATTGAGAAAATTGAAAATCTATCCAAAGATGATAATTGGAAACTACAATTACCTGATGGAATTAATATAGATATCGCAATAAAAGATGGTATTCTAAAAATCATCCCAAGAGCGGTCGTTATGACAATACTTTCACCTAAAGTACTCATGGGTTTGATGATTGTTTTAAAGTCAGTAGAAAGCACAATAATTGACGGTATTGAAGATTTTACAACGTTCATGCAAAATATGAAATCATATTTAGTAAAATTAGTTAGTAGAATTGGTTCAATATTTGTTGAAGAACTTTTTAAGTTACTAAAAAAGAATTTAAGAAAATTAGTTGAAACATTACTAATCGAAATTGTAAAAGAATCAAAAAACGCACAGATTAAGATTATATTAGGGATTTTATATGTGTTAACACAATTATCATCCGCAGTTTCTGATTGGAGACAGTGTAAAAGTGTTGTTGATGAAATATTAAATCTTTTGAACTTATCAATACCCGGAGGTAGTAGACCACCGACGTTTGCATTAGCAACTGCAGGGTTATTACCGGGATTTTCACCAACAAGGGCAATGGCGGGGGTTACTGAAAACCTACAAAAATTAGGACTACCAACAGGTGACTTACCTGATGGGTCACCTAATTTAATGTTACCCTCAATACTTCAGCAAATAAAAGGTGTTCAAGATGAAAGTTTAACCAATGGGTCGGTACATACTTGGTGTTCTCCTGTAGCTGTCGCCGGACCAGTTACCGCACCTATAATATGTACAGGTAAAAATGTTTAATTATGGATGAAAAGTTAAAAAATATTATAATGGAATATAAATCTTTACCAAATAAGGATTTAGAATTTGCATTAAGTAAAATAAGTGAGGATTTTGAGGAGACTAAATCGTTAATCATAAAACTAACATTACATCTCGATTCTTTAGAAAAACATCATACTAATATTTTAAACGAATATAAGAGCAGAAAAAAATGATAACTAAGGAAAATAATCAAAAAGAATTAAGAAAAGCACAAATCATCTATAAAGGTGAGTGTATTGATAGTAATGACCCAATGAGGTTGGGTAGAATACGTGCAATATTAAAAACTGAGAATACTGAAGATAGGGAATTAGCTAACGAAAATTTAGGAAAACAGACGTATGTCGAGTGGGATGAAAGAGACCCTTTTGTTTTCAAACCCTTACTCCCCTTCTTCATCAATACACCACCTAAAGAAAACGAATATGTTCATCTTTTCTACAATAACCCAAAAAGAAAAGGTGATAAAGATAAGTTTTATATCGGAGGTGTTTATAGTTCACCAACAACTTCTGAATTTGAAAGATATGATTCCGCAGTTACTAATTTTGATGAGGGTTCAAGAAACAAATCGTTCCCAAATTTATTAAATAATGACGGTGAATATTTTTACAAAGACACTGAAGGTATTTATGCTGACCCACAAGATATTGGAATATATGGTAGGGGGAGTAGTGATATCATCATAAAAGACAATACAGTTCTTTTAAGAGCGGGTAAAAATTTAAAATATGAAAGAGGTCAGGTACCTAGAAAAAATGAAAATAGGTCTTTTATACAATTAAGTAAATTTGATTATAAAACGTCTTTTGGTTCACCTGAAAAAAAATTGGTATTGAAATTTCAACACCAAGAGTTGAAAAAGTTAGTGGAGTATACCATAGTTAATCCTGAAAATATTTATAGTGCGTTCACAGGTAATTTATATATCTATAATTTGAGCAGAAAAAATGGACTTAGTGTTAGTACTTCAGATATAACCGTAAGTAAAGAAATACCTGAAAATTCTAAATCATTACAAACTACAATTTCCTTTAGTCAGAAAACCATGTTACAAGTCATTAAAATAATTAATGACACTTTAGAAGGTTTAATAAAGGGAGATATCTCATCCATCGAGAATGTGACGATTAGTGGACCTCAAAAATTTGACCAAGGAAATACTTTTCCATTTTATTTTAGACCACAAAAAGTTATTTACGACAAAGTATCGTCAGATAATCCAACATCTAACGCACAGGAAATACATAATATTAATGAATTAATATCAAAGGTTAAAATATTACCTTCCGAAATAAATTCAGGTTACGGTCTTGTATATGATAAAAATAAAACAAATTCAGTACCTTTTAAACCGATATCACAATCATTAATACCTAAAAAAACAGAAAGGTATAATAAATCTGTGGGTATTATGGGTGGAGATGAGATATATTTGTTATCACATAATTCCCAAAAATTTGATAGTAACGGTAAAATTGATTTAACAAATACCCTTTATGGTATTGATGAAAATAAAATCGCAGACGAGATTGAACCCAAAACATCATCTTTAGTAAGAGGCGAAGAGTTGTTGGAATTAATTAATCTTATTGTTAGGTATTTGGTAGGTCATGTTCATCCATATCCCGGTTTAGAACCTGTACCACAAAGTATTGATGGTGTTAAAGTCGACGATATTTTGCAAGAACTTTTAAACGCAACTGACAAAATACTAAATAAGAATATTCGAATAAACTGAGTATTTATATAAAAAATACTCAATGTCAATTCACAGGTCATATTTTAGTAAAAACGACACTCTGATATATAATTCATATACCAACACAGGGAATAATCCAGTAGTTGAATTATTTTATGGTAGTGTTGATAATTTAATTTCACCGATAGGATTTTCAAGATTTATTTTTGATTTAGATTTAAGTGATTTACAATCAAAAGTTGAATCAGGTGAAATCGGTACGGGTTGTAGTTATAATTTAACACACACCCTTAAAATGACAAATACGTCATCCTTTGATAAAGAACTTTTAAACGATACGTGGTCTAATGGTAGAAGAAGGGCAACATCTTTTGATTTAATCCTATTTAGAATACCTAAAACTTCAGGAAACACCGGTGACCCCCAAACGTGGGATGAAGGTGTTGGGTACGATTATTATAATGGGGTTTCACGAAACTCATCGAGTGCGATGTCTATTAAGAGTCAGTTAGAAAGTGATAAATCTTTTTCAACAAGACCTGTTAACTGGTTTGAAAGAACTACAATTAATAATTGGTCACAAAACGGAATATACGATAATACAAATTCATTAACGGGTAATACAGGATTAAACTATAGCGCGATTACGATTGTCGATACACAACATTTCCAATTTGGTAATGAAGATATTGAGTTTGATATGACCAGCGAAATAAATGATATCTTAACGGGTGCTACTACAGGTAACACGGGTTGGGGTATATCGTTCGTTCCACAAGTAGAAAACATATCAGGTTTGACTGAAAATTATTCGGTTGGATTCTTTTCAAGACATACTCAAACATTTTATGAACCATTTTTGGAAACAAACTATAGTGACCTCATCGAGGATGATAGGAACACTTTTTATGAAAATAGGAGTAATAAACTATATCTTTATTCGTTTAAATATGGTGAACCTCAAAGTTTTGATGATAACCCCACCGTTGATATTTTAGACTCCAACGGAGACCCTGTTGATGGATTTACGGGTCTTACAACGTGTGAAATAAGTAAAGGGGTATATGAGGTCATCGTAAGTGGTTTAACCGCGTCTACAGTCCCCTGTGTGTTTTATGACACATGGAAAGGTATCGAAATTGATGGTGTGGGAATTAATAATGTTGAAAATCAATTTGTGATTAACAATCTTTCTGAGTTATATCAAATCGGTGTGGAAAATAATGAACCGTCAATTTATGGGTTTGATTTTTATGGTATTAAACAAGACGAAAAAATCTTGAATACTGATATGAGAAAAGTTAATGTGGTTCTTAAGAAAGCATATACAACAAAAGAAGTATTAACACATGTAAACGCCGAATATCGGATATATGTAAAAGAAGGTAATACCGAAGTCCAAGTACAAAATTGGACACCGATAAACAGAACATCGTCAGGTTATTATTTCATGTTTGATACTAGAGATAAAATACCAAATGAATATTTTGTAGATATTAAAGTAACTACAGATAGAGAGGTGAATACATATAAAAGAGAGTTAAAATTTCAAATAGTTAATAAAAAATGAAAACAATTACTTTAACCGAATCAGAACTTATTGATATGATAAAAGAAATCATTTCTGAAGAAAAAAAAACAAAGAAGGATGCGTGTTATCACAAAGTAAAAAGTAGATATAAAAAATGGCCATCCGCTTATGCGTCAGGGGCATTAGTAAAATGCAGAAAAGTGGGTGCTAAAAATTGGGGTAACTCGAAGAAAAAATGAAAAAAATCCAATTAACTGAATCAGAATTAATTTCTTTGATAGAAAAAGTCATCAAAGAAAAAACGGATTACTCAAAAGAAAAATCTAAAGGACTACACGGTTGGTTTGAAAGGAGGGGAGCTAAAGGGAAATCAAAAGGATGGGTGGATTGTAATGCACCTGATGGAAAGGGTGGATATAAATCCTGCGGAAGAGAAGAAGGTGAAAGTAGAAGTAAATATCCAGCATGTAGACCTACCCCATCAGCATGTAAAACAAAAGGAAAAGGAAAAAAATGGGGTAAAGGTGGTAAATAAAAATAAAAATTATTAGTTTTGTAAAAAATTTAAAAATGTTACAAGTTAATTATAGAACATACCAACTTCTAAAAGAAAACAAAGTTATTATGGAAACTCAATGCGCGACTTTTGATAGAGCGATAGATGAGTTTATTTATTATTATCCTGAAGCTTATAGTGATAAGTGTTATTCTTTTAAACGAGTTAAATTTTCACACGAGTAATTAATACTCCATAATAACGATTTCAAGGTCTGTAGACCCCTTAATGACTCTATGGAAAGTCTCCTTAGGTATTTCAATTTTAACCCCCTTATTTAAGGGTATAGGGAGTTCATTATCCATTTGAAACTTCCAATCTGAGTCATTAGTTACTTCTACTATACGATTTTCTTTATCCCTATGCCAAACGAGTTCTTTCTCAGATACGTCTGAAGAAAAAACTCGTTTAAATTTATTGTCTGAAATATTTTCTTGTGAGTATATCATTACCAAAATCTACCTGAAACATTTTTACCAAAATCTTTATGTGCTCTACACGCCCAATAACCGGCCTTAGTTTTATCTTTTTTCTTTTCACACTGATGTCTTGCGGCGAATGACGCTCTCGCTTTTGGGTCATTCCACTTAGCGGTCATAACAGGAGAACCATAACTAACTTTTTTAATTTTACCTGTTTTAGGGTTTCTAACATAAACATACCATTTTTTAGAACCTCCTGTTTTTGGTTTATTAAGTTCCACCTTTTTTCCTTGATATTCGGACTCATTTATCGACCCGTATTCGAAAGGCATATCCAAAGGTATTCTCTTACCTGATTTTGTTTTTACTATAGTTCCTAAATCTGATTCTAATAATTCTTTATCGAAATCATCAAATTGAAAACCCTTTTTATAAAATTTTCGAGCCTCATTTATTACTTCAAAATATTTATCACTTCCATATCTAAAGACATTTTCGGTTAATGAAATTTTTTCATCTAAATGATATTTTAATTCTTTAGACATTTGTTCTTTTAAATACGTCTTTTTAATTAAATTCTCAATAATTGTATTTTTCTGAGAATTTTTCCTTTCAGATAACCATAGGGTTAAACTTTCTGATAGTATGTAATCTTTTTTATTTGACATTCTTATGTTTATTTACTATAAATATGTTATTAATTGAAGTTTTACTATGGAAAATGAAAACAAAATCATTGGTAGTTTATTTAATAGTATAAATTATCGAAAACCTGAAGAATTAAACATGTTTATCGATAATATGAACTCTGAACAGGCATTATATTGTTTAATTGAGTCAGTTAAATATGGTTTTAATTGTGGAATTTTTAATCTTGAAGAATCAGAAACACTTTCAAAATCAATTAGAATTTTAACAAATTCGTCTGCAGAAAATATTGAGTAATAAAAAAGGGAGACCGAAGTCTCCCTTTTCCTATGTGTTAAAAGTTGATTATCTCAACTCATTCAAACTGAATGTTCTTACACCGTCAACAGTAATCTTACCGTAGAAACGGTTGTTTACCATCTTCTTAGCGTATCTAGTCATGATACCCTTAATAGGTGTAAAGTTGAATGGGTTGTACATAGTTGGGGTCAACTGTAATGGTACGTATGGTGCGTAAACATAACCAGTATCCAACAACGATGAACCTTTATGTCCCAACAACAAGGTGTTTGGTGGGAAGTAAGGGTCACGGTAAACTTGGTATCTACCTGATAATGTACCTACTCTCTCAATACCCATGTTGTATTGGTCTTGGTCAGGAGCTGCGTTTGAAACGTGGAAGTACTCAAGGTCATCAAAAATTGCAGAAATTTCAGATGAACAAACAATCCAGTTAGCACCACCTCTCAAGGTTGATTTATGGATTTGAGCGGACAATTGGTTGATTGCAGTAATCAAAGTTTGGTTCCAGTCCTTTTGGTTATAGTTTACAGAACCGTTAGAAATTCTCTTCCAACCATTGTAATCCCATCTTAATGACCAAGCGGCACCTTTTCTTAAATCTCTTAAGATTTCACGGTCAATTTCAGCAGCAACTTGTTCTGACAACAACGCAGTCAATTCTGCCTCTGCGTCAATATTGTGGAATGCTGAAACATCTTGTGCAAGTTCAGGTGACCATTGTGCTCTTAATTTTCTTTCAGTAACAGAAACGGTAACTGATTCCAAATCAAAAGAAACTTCACCAATAGCATCTTCAAACTCAAGAGTTTCATATCTTCTCCAAGATGCGGTAAATGTAGCACCTGTGGTAAACGTAGTACCTGTGTATCCGTCCAATGAAGTTGAACCAATAGATGCTGGAGTAGCTGTGTCTAACTCTAAGTAGATAATACCGTCTTGTGAACAGATGTTATCATACTTACCACCAGGACCGTCGGTTGGGAATGTTGTGCTAGCAGTAGAACCGTATTGAACAATACCCTTACCATATTTTTGTGTAACAACTCTGTAGTTGTAGTAAGTATCAGTCGTATCGTCATGATATGTTTCTAATGACGCCAAGAAATCTTCAGTATCCATCTCTTGACCATCAGGTCCGATTAACTTACCAGCACCTGCGTTCGAGAAACCTGATAATGCGAACAAAATACTTTTCAAGTTTCCACCTGGGAATGTAGCGGCAACCAAATTACCCGATGACCACTCAACGTATTGTAGGGTATCAGTTAATGCAGTGTACGCACCTTTTGAGTAATCAAATAAACCTGCAGGGTCTGAGTTTGGTGTCTCACCTTCGTAAAAACGGTCATACAAGTTTTTACCTGTACTGTAATTTGAATCTGCAGTTGCAGGTCCTGAAGGTGCTCCAAATGGTTTTACGTGAGTACCATCATTGTTTCTATTTTGAATTTTAGGTACAAAGTAGAACAACTTACCAATAGGTAAGTTCATCGCTTGGACCGAAACAATGTCATTCGCCAACAATTTAGAGAAAACTCTTCTTACAATTGGGAAAACAACAGTTTCAAATGAACCTGAACTATCAGATGCCGACGCTTCGTTTATCAAATGTGACGCTTGGTTTTCGTACAATTGCGCCATATTTTCTTTTAAGTGGCCTTTAAGACCATCGAGGAACCCTAATTTGTCCCACTTGTTGATTGTATCCTCCTTGATAACTTTAAGGTGCTTAAGACCGATGTTACCTACGAGACCTGATTCTAATAATGCTCCCATTTTTTAAATTTTTAAGGATTTTATTTTTTTTTATTTTAACTTGTTCATTAAATCCTTCATTCTTAAGAATTGAGGATTTTCATAAGTTTTACTCTCAATAAGATTATTCGCAGAACCTTTAGTTGGAGTTTTTTGAACTTTAGATTGTACTGATTCAGTCATCACTGTATTTTCTTTTCCTCCTAAGTCTTCTTTAATCGTCTTATAAAGAGATTTAGATTCTTTAAGACTTTCGACACCATCGAAACGTCTTAATATGTTTATTTTTTCTTGTTTTGTAGTAGAATGTTCTGTAAACAAACGAGTAGCATATGCTAAGTTTGAATTGAATACAGCAACCTCATTTAATTTTTCTTTGAAAATATTTAAAGCCTTGCGATATTCTTCGTTCTTTTCTCTTAGAAGATTAACTTCTTTTTCTAAAGATTCAGATTTAACACCAGGTCTTTTAAAAATTTTAGGAAATTTATTAGGTTTTTTATTCAACTTTCTACCATTAACAAATGAACGAATAGATGACTCCTTAGTCTCTTCATATTCTACATCTTCTTCAGATTCTTCATCATCCATTTCAATTTCATACATGACTTCTTCTTCAGATTCTTCATCATCCATTTCAATTTCATACATGACTTCTTCTTCAGATTCTTCATCATCCATTTCAATTTCATACATGACTTCTTCTTCGTTGTAATCACCTTCGGCAACATCTTCTTCAGATTCACCTAAGTGTATCTCATATTCAACATTGGATTTTTCATCTTTTAAGTGAATTTCATCATTGTCTTGTTTTACAATAATTCCATCTTCTTCACCCATAGCTTTAAAAACCTTTAAGATTTCTTCATCAGATGCATTTGTTAAATCAAGAGGTGAGATAGATTCTTCATCATCAGGTAAATCTGTCATCATCATTTCATCATCACCCATTTCAAAATCATCATTGTCCTCTTCATCTTCTTCATTATCAGAAAATGAATCCATGTCTAATTCAACATTTTCTTCATCCTCATCTTCATCCTCAACATCAACATCTAAATCAAGTTCTTCTTGTTCAGACATTTCAGTATCAGAAATTTCAATCTCATCCTCATCAGATAAAGATTCTTTTACTAATTGACTGATTTCTTCCTTCATAGTAGAAGCAAGTATTCCTTTTGCGTTGTTTGTAATAGCTTCTTGCAAATTCTCCATTTGCAATAACGCTTCTTCAACCAAGTTTTTTTCTGCCATATTTATTTTTTAGCAATCGTTTATTTTACATATAAATATGTGGTTTTTTAAAAAAAATGTTTTTTAATAACTTTTATACAAAAAAAATTACATAGATAATGGAATTGATTTAACATCAGAAATTCTAATATTCATTAATCTTGTAGTTCCTTTTGCCATCATTTTAAAAATTCCTTTATTTTGTAACATCATAAAATAATAGAATAAGTACTGTGGGTCGAGAATAGAATTGTCGATAATAGTTACTCCTATGTGTTCTGGTGAGTATTCTTTGGTGGGTTTACCTACTGTATTCTCACTACCTTTTCTTATTAACCAAAAATCAGCATCTTCCGAATTTGTTTTAAATTCAACTAAATCTCCTAATGTCATTTTTTTATTATAAATATGTGGTCAAAAAAAAAATCGGGTAAAAAACCCGATTTTATTTTTATCGTCTATATAAACGATAGTTCCATATTTCGTCTATATAGACGAAATCAGTCGTATACCTCATCAATTTTACTTTCCACACATGCAGTAATTCTCCAATCATATGTGAAGTCTTTAAATCTTTGAGTTACTTTAGCTTCTACATCAGTAACATTATAACCTCTAACTAATTTTTCTTCTCTCATTTTTTTAATTTTTCCTGAGTTTTCATCAGGAAGGTCGTACTGTACTTTTGCTACAAAAAATTTTTCGTCCATTGTTATTAATTTAATTAGGTTTAATGACCTAAATAATCGGTTAATTTTTTCATTAAGTCAACACTTCTACCTAATCCACCATCAATTCTTGGTTCTTGTGTTCTTAATTTAGACTCTTCGTCTAAGTTTTCTTCATATCTATTTTTATCATCTTTATTTAAAAACAGATACGCTCCCGGTGTTGATGGAGATGATACTAAATCAAAACATATCAACTCAAAGTCGTCTTGTACTTCATTTCTTTCACCTTTCTTTACCAAAGAACCTACACCACGAGAAGAAACACCCATAGTGACTCCTTGTCTCATTAAGTTAGCTGCTTGGTCACCAGGACATGATACAACACCTCTTTCATGAAAACCTGGAGATGTTAATAGTTTAATTTTACCCATAAGAGTATTACCTTCCCACCATATATCGGTGATAAGGTGAGATACTCGGTCTAAATCTATCAACGATGATTCAGGGTGGTTAAGTTCTGAAATAGACAATCCTTTTTGTATTGCCTTTTTGTAAACATCCGCCTCCCTTCTTAAAATCTTTTCAGGGTATACTCTACCGTTTCTATTTGGTGTATCGTATTTCTGAAGAGTTGCATAGAACTCAAAAGGTTTAGAATGGTCCAACTGACCATATGATTCTCTTATTATTTCTGCATTACGACTATCGTGTGGATTGATTGTTCCCGCATCCCATTCTACTAAAATACCTTTACCGATATCGTTTGGTCCTAATATTTTCATGTTTTTTATTTATAAATATATCAGACCACTTCTTTTGTCGATTTACTCTTGTGTACTTTAAAATATTTAATACCTTTCAGACAGTCGGTATATACCGATGAAATGATATTTTTAACTCTGTCTCTTAATAATGGAGATTTAAATTCCATGTGATTTTTAAGGTATAAGGTTATTTCTAAATTCATAAAACTCCTTTTACCCTGTTGTATCCCACTACTCCTTAAATCTAAATCTACTATATTGTGTTTTTCAAATATTAAAGGGTCAACAACTTCCAAAAGAATATGTTTGATATTTCTTTCCATTATGCCCGTTGCTCTGTCCCAATTTTCAAATTCTTTTATTGGTTCGACCCACGATTGTAATACTATGTATATTGTTTTTAAATTTTTAGCATCTACTGTACCGTAGTAACATTTCGCATCACTGAATAATTTTAGTTGTGATGTTTTTCCCTTCTTCATATAATATCATCTAATTATAAGTTTATTTATTTAAGTATAATATAGTATAATATTCATTTGATGTCAAAAAAATAAGGGACTTATGCAAGTCCCTTATTTTTATTCTTCTGAAGAACCCTTACTTCGGGAGAATTTTTCTAATGTTGTAAATCCTAGTCCTGCACCTACTATATACATCATACCATCCCATACAAATTTTTGAAGTGGTATATCCATGAATATATTGGCGATAAAGGCAATACACATCATAAAAAATGCAAGAATGGTTATAAATCTTTTTGATGATTTTTGACCATCCACATCACCCATTAAGGACATAAAGAACTTCTTCATTTTAATTTACTTAAAATCCACCCTTTCAAAAGGTCCCAATTCCTTGTAAAGAAAACACCAAAAGCAACACCTGCGAAAATCTTTTGACCAGTTGACCATAGGAATAGACCTAATAATAAACCAACGACACCTTCGATGCCATTGGCAACAATCCAATCTTTACATAGATTGTAAATTCTTAATACGAAATCTTTAACTTTACTCATAATCCTTTATTTAATTGTTGTAGTTTATACAATGAACTTACAGTTTCTTCTGATTCATTGATTTTGTTTATTGTCGCTTGAATTTTTTCTGTCAAGTCCGACTCTTTCGATTCGTTTAAATTCTTTGTAAGTTTTTCTATTACAGAGTTTTTAACGTTATTAATTTCCTCAGTTAACTTCTTACCTTTTAATGATGTTAAGTGTTTAAACTCTTTCTTTTCTTCCTCATTTAAATTTTCAAATTCTTTGTTAAAGGTGTTGGTTGCAATTTTTAACATAGAAGAGAGTGGTAAGTTAACTGATTTGTTTTCCTTAACTACTTTTGTAGTCATAAGATTTTTTCTAATTCTTTGTTTAGACTCAATAAGTGATTCTAAGTTTTTAACAACATTTTTGGTATAGATTTGTTTATCTATATCTTCATAATTATTGTTTACACCTTCTTCAAGAATACTGTCAATCCATTCACTCAAGTCTTGAATTTTCTTTTTATTTGTATCAATAATGTTTTTTAAATGTTCAAACGACTCTGAAATATAATCGTCAACAACACTTTCATTTAAACCTTTTTGTGAAGATAACTCATCA